AGAATCGCCAGTTTCCTCATTTAATAAGCATTTGAATTTACCTATTGTGTAAGAAATGCCATCCGATAACACAGTGTCAACCGCAATAGCGGGTTCTGTAGATTGCGAAGTTTTCTGCTCTTTTTTCATATTCGTTTAATTTGATAAGTTATTACAATTCAATAGGAAAGTTTAAAATCTGATTATTATTTAAAGTCTATTAAAACTCGGTTCCAATTTCAACCAAACACCTCTCTCATTTTTTTCGTAGAAATAGTAGTTGGTTGCGTTTCCTTCAATCACGTTCGATTCTTTGAATAATTGCATGATTTCGCTGTATTCTGTACTTCCGAAATCCGTTTCCAGGTCATACAGTTTACTGATTGACTTATAGTCCAGATCTCCCTCATTATTACGCTCCAGTAGGGTCATGGCAAGCTGGTACATCGGGTTATTTGTGCCCTTTTCGCTGTCTTTAATCCAAGCTGTCAAAAATTCAATAAGTCGAGCTGCTGCCAGATCGGCACGCTCGTCGAATTTCTTAACCTTATTCGATTTTACTTCTAGCCGGAAATTTCCTGATTCAATCTTGAAACTCATTTGACCCTCACGGCGCAACTGACCATACTCTTTCATTACGTCATAAAAAGCTGTTGCCTCATCCTGTACAAACTGAAACAGGCATTTTACGTCATATACCACTTCCTTTGTTTTTCCGGCTATCCGAGCCACCACATCGGCTCTGATACCTTCGTATGCTTCACGCTTTTTAAGCGTTGTGTTGCGCTCCTCTGCGCGTTTCTTTTGCAATAACTCCTCCAGCTGATCAGCCGTGAGTGAGTTTAAATCAATTTGTGTCATTTCTTAAAAATTTTATGTATTAATTCAGTTGAATAAATTATAAAGTATAAACCCCAATACCACCGCTACTACGGCTATTACCCTAATTATCGGTATTATGTTGCTACCACCGCCATCGTCTATCAGTTCGTCTGTCACGGTGCCAGTTACGTCCACCATTATTTTACCACCGCAGTTAATTGGCGGTGCCCAACATTCAAAATGATTACCGTAAGTCTGATGAAAACAGCACCCGTGGCACTGTCCGTGTTCGGTTGGTTCAATAGCTCTGTAGATGCGTCCTTCAAGTTTGAAGTAGCCCCCAAGTTGTGGCTCAATCTTCTTGTAGCCGTTTGTTTTTGTTTTTTCCATGTGTTTAATTATTATTTGTTAATTATGAATTATGAATTATCAATTATGAATTATCAATTATCAATTAAGTCCCGCCGTTGCTTTCATTTCACCTAAAATACCATCTTGTATTTCTTTCGCAGTTTTGGCAATTTTCTGCTTCCGGGCAAACTCACCAATAATGCTATTCAGTGCGCTTTCGTTAATTCGATTGAACTCGTTCACCTCGGCTGCCCTGCAGGCAATAGTTTTGATATATTCAAGGCTCATACCTTTGCGCCCCGTTTTTTCCAGCCAGCCATTAATAGTGGCAATCACCCGCTTACGCAGTTTATCGGTTTTAGCCACATCGGGCTTAATTTCCAATTCCAGTTTATTGCACAATTCCAAAAGTTCGTATGCGCTCATATCTTTGCAGCTCTCCACGCCGTAAGCACTTAGCATTGCCAGTTCGGCGTTTCGGTCTATATTCCCTACATTAAGCAGCGTTTTGAACCGCTTGATGTACCTCAGTTGTTCTTTGTCTAACATAGTTGTTTTCATATCCGTGTATATCTTAATTATCAATTATCAATTATCATTTATAGCTCCAATAGCTATCGGCTCCATATTGCCATATCACATATTCCTTTCCTCCTCCAAATCGGCTTTCGGAAAATGCTTTATAGCCCTCCACTCTTATTTTTACAAAAGCATCATACCGTATTGATTTCCCAACGTTCCCTTTCGGTTCGTTTCCGTCGGCATGACTGATAAAAATAAAGAGCTTCGTTCTGAATTCGTCTCGTAGCTTCTTGTACTCTGCGTAAGTAAGTCCTGTGTACTGAAGCGAGTCGATAATGATCACGTCGGGGCTTTTCTTTCGGCGTAGGCGTTCGGCTAACTGGTCAATCGGTTCTTTGTCTAGTAACACAAATCGCCTACTCACCTCATCCATTCCTACGTCAATTACAGCATCCTGAATACTCTTACTCAGCCCCTCCTCAAGTGTGTTATAAGCCACCCTGCAGAATCGCGCCAGGTACTTTGCCAATTGCAGTGAGTAGCGGGTTTTTCCGTTTGCCGAATTCCCCCAGACTATCCACGTTCCCGTCAGTTCCGGACAACCGATACTTTCCAGCCATCGCCCCTCAAAGTTGAGCGTATTGGGGTTAAAGTTTCGAATGTCACTTACTGATAATGCCCGTTTCAATGCCATTTAATCAACGTCTAAAAGGCTTTTAACTTCACCAATATGAGCCGTCCGACTTTTCTTAATGGCATATATTTTTCGCTTAACGCGTCTCAGGTCGCTCTCTGCGTCTGAAATTACTATCTGTATCAATCGTTGCTCCGTTACCCCGTTCGCTTCGCAAATTGCCACTATATCGGCAGCTGTAACGCCACGAAGTTGAATGCACTTTCTACCGATACGGCTCCATATTTCATTGTATCCTTTTTTATTGAGAGATACCCCGCGCAACAGACTTTTTTCGAGATGTTTCGTTGCGCACAATACAATCCCGCATTCGTCTTCAATTGCGTTGTACAACGAAATAAAAAGGTAAAGACTACCATCGCTCAGCTTGTCAGCTTCGTCAAAAATAAGGAGCGGATTTTCAAGCCGGGTAATTCTAAGTATAGCCTCACTCATCATGTCGCTTTCAGTTAGCCCGCGATATTCTATACCCATTTCTTTCAATATCTCAGCCAGGAATGTCTTTTTATTCCAAAAAGAATTGCATTTAAGTGCGAATACATTCTTGTTACGACTACGGAAGTGTTCAATTGTGAAACTTTTACCGCTTCCGGCTTGCCCTGTAATGGCCATTACCAAACTGTCATTTTTTGCATCTTCCAGCATGGAAGTCATAAGCTTGTGGTCGTTAGTATCTACCTGCTCCCAATCTTTAAGCTTCACTCCAATTTGCGAAGCCACCGACCGCCACATCTCATCGCGTATCAGTTCCCAATTACCGTTAAGCATCTGGCTAATGGTAGCTGCACTTACATTCGTCAAACTCTTAGCAGCTTTGTTCTGAGCTCCATATCTGTCGCAATACTCCCAAAGGGCATTTACAATCTGTTCTTTCTTAATCTTATTCATTGTGTGTGTGTTAATCTTTTCCAAAGTTTCTTTCCACTTTGGAAAAGTTGAGTTATTAGTATAATTGATTTCTAAAATCTGATTCTTCATCTTCCGGTTGTACATCCACCGCTCTAATCTTTAAGTCCCCTTTAGGGGATTTAGGGGCAACGCGCCTCCCATCATTCCGCCTATCCTTATGTTGTCCGTGGCTATCGGTTAGCATCAGTTTTCCAAGCGTATCATTTTGGAGCATTAATGGCATTACACTTGCCATTTTTTCAATATTTTGTGCCCTAAAATCAGTGGCTTGTTTTTCGAGACTGGCATTAAACTCTCGCACCTTTTGAAGTTCCCCACTGTCGCCTGGCTTACGGTCTTTCAGTGCCATGGGCTGTATGTATTTTTCTTCAAGCACAAAACGAAGGCTTTCGTCGGAATTTACCGCCAGTACCTTGCTCACATCGGTCGGGTCGTACTTAATTTTCCACTGTACACTGTAATGGTCTCTCAATGCCAAATCAAAGCAGTCGTATTCGCGCTTAATGCCGTTTATGGTTACCTTCAACCCATTGTCCTGCATCATTACCGTTGTTTCCTTGTCCGTTCGTGAGTGCTTGAGCGTTTCGCCAAATGCTAACAGGAAGTTTTCGGTTTTAAATTCTACTTTGTCCGCTTCCGGCATTTCGCTCCACTTTTGGAGGTACTGTTCAAGCTTATCGGCTCGTTCCTTTTCAATTATCTCTACTACCTGAGCGCAAACACCATCATAGTCCGGGAAATCTTTTTTATACTTATTCAGGTATTCGTTGTTCGGCTGACTTTCCTTTTTTGAAGTGATACCAAATCCGGCCCAATTGGTTTGCAGTTGACAATACACTTTATTCAGGTGTTTAAAATATGGTTCAATAATCTTTGCCTTTGCGTTCTTGGCACGTGCCGGTGTACTCTTATCGGCTATAATTTCATAAAATGGAGTCAGGTTTTTTATTTGATAGCGGTCACTTTGTACCTGGTGAGTTCTGTACATAGTACCGAAAAGCTCTTGAGTATGTTTGGCTGCATTCCGCAATGCCATTTTAATAAGGTCAGGGCTTTCGTGAATTCCAATGGCATAACCCACCGGATATTTATTGAAAGCGTCCAAAACAACAACTACGGTAGGTCGGTGGTGGTAAGTGGTAGTTTCGTATGTTTTTTCTTGCTTCGTAATTTTATCTCTTACTATCCTTTTTGTTAGTTTTTGGAAAAGAAGTTCCACGTCCCATCCGTCCATTGACCAGAAATAAAGCGGACAACTCGGAGCGGAGCGTTTTACCTGCATTCCTTTTTTATTACTGAAAGCAACTGATCCCCTGCGACCGGCATAAATATTTGTATCAAACTCATCGCGCCAGTTTGCCACTGTTGCGGCTGTAATAGTTTGCGCGCCAGATATTTTAGCAAACGTATTGTAGAATGTCATCACCTGGGCGTTGTCTAAGTTACGAGGGTCGGCCAATAGCTCAGCAAGTACTGCCTCTTTCACATCGTCGTCAACCTTTGAAGCGTTCTTATTCGTGAAGTTTTTATGGATCAGGCTTTCGATACCCTCTTTTTGGTACTTTTTGTAGCGTTCCTCCAAACGTCGGCTGTTAGCCGGTAATGCATGTGGGTATTTGCTTCGGTCAAGTTCCTGCACGGCTTCGCTTATCTGTTCCCAGGCTCTTTTAGTTCCGTGTCCAAGCGTTGAGTGTTTACTCCGCTTGTCATTTATCAATTTTTGTATGGCGTCAAGTACTATCGCGTTAGCGTAATACTCCCGGATAGTATTCTTTGGCAAGTTCCGTCCGTCTGTCAGCTTGTATGTCTCAAAAAAATCACTGGTCTGTACGTTCGACTCAATGCGTATCTCTAATTGGTTTATCTGAGCCTGTTTGTAAGGATCACCTCCAACACGTTTCGATATCTCACTCTTAAACCGTTCCGGCATACTGTCATAAGCTACCAGTGCTGGTGTATTTCTACAACCCCTACGCACTATATTAACTCTATCTCTCGAACTTAACTGGCGCAAATTATCTGCGGTAATTATTCCCTCAGATACTAACCAATCTACTTCTACCGTGAGTGTATTATTATAGTATTCCATAAGTTTTAATTTTTTGAATTATAAAGCCCGTCTTTCCGGGGTCTACACTCTTTCATGGTTGTCATTGCAAAACTTTTGACTTATCATTCTGCGGGCTTACTAGGGCTCTATTTGTAAATTGCTAATTCCGGGAAATAATAGTGAAGTATCAGGTTTCCAAATAATAGAACCCCGGCCACTGCCAGTACCCATTTGCAAATCCGATCATTGAGCGGATCAGACAATAGCCGATCAAATACATAAATAATTGCGTTTTTCATTTTAGTATTATTTATTAAGTGTAAATATCTCTCCTCCGTGTTCAAGTGCCGAAATCCGTATCTTTTTTGACAATTCACTGTCACTTTCATATTTCAGGGCTTTTCGTATTGTTGGGTACGTACAGTTATGAATTTTCATCAACTGTAACCTTACCTTTTGCTTAACCTTTATTAACCTAACCTCCATTGTGTATTTTTTTTATCAATAAACTTTTTATACGTTTGTATCGTTACTTTCATTTTGAAATTGTTTTGCAAATATAGTAGCTTATATTCTAATATGAAACTTTTTAGTAGCTTTTTTTCTAATAAAATATGAATATCCGTGCTCGCATATTGCAATATATTGAATACAAGAATATTAGCAAGTACCAATTTTATAAAGAAGTTGGTGTATCTAATGGTTTTTTGGATAAGGATGGTGCGATAGGAAGTGATAAGTGTGAGAAAATATGCTATCAATACCCGGATTTAAATTTATATTGGCTCATATTGGGCACCGGTACAATGCTTCGAGATGGAAAAATTGAGGATATTACTATACCTATTGCCGAAACACCGGTACAAATTGAAGATAATCGATCCATGAGCTTTATTATGGATAGATATGAGGCTTTAGCTGCTGAAAATGCACTTTTAAAAAAAGAAAACGAAGAATTAAAGCAGTCGCGGGGCAAAGGTCATGATGTTATTCCTTATCCAGATAATTCGCAGAAATTAAGCACGCCCATGGCAGCCGAACCCCGGAATAAATAAGTATCATTAATTCAGCGAAAAACACCTAAAATAGCCCCAGACACACACATATTTTATCATTTAATCCATTTATTGCTTATTATCAGCAGTTTATGGATTTTTTATTTGCATTATACGGATATTAAGGGGTACTTTATAACACGAAAACACTACTTTTTAACTATATTTTGAGCATTAAGGGGTATTATATTCGTTCATTTTTTACTGTTTTTGTCACTCCATTTGTCACTCCATTCGTCACACCAATGCACTTTTTAGCGTTTTTATGTTGTACCGGTATCATCGCATCCGGGCATAAAAAAAGCCCCTATTTTGGGGCTGTAGTTTCGGTAGTTCGTATTCCTATATTCCTTATTTAATAGGCTTTTAGGTGCTGTTTAAACGGTTATTAAGGTGTAATTAAAGTAACGCATTAGTATCGCACTGTTTTGGGAGCATAAATTAAAGCATAATTAAAGTAAATG